GACATAGGATTTACCAGGGGTTATACTATTGTAGTACCAAAACAACTGTGCGCCCATAGCTCAGCTGGATAGAGTAGCTGGCTTCGAACCAGTTGGTCGGGGGTTCGAATCCCTCTGGGCGTACCAATACCAACATTTACAAGGGATTTAATGCCCTTATTTTTTAATTTTTAGCCACTATTTAGCCACCTGGTACTTTTTAATTCTAAATAATAAAAAGAGCTTACAAGATAGTAATATCTCATAGGCTCTTTTCTTGTTTTTGTAGTTGATCCTTGTCAGTTTATCATGAGAATAGACTGTTCATGATCTTCACCGCTTCAACTTTATCCTCTTCCAGGGTGTGAGCGTAAATCTCAGTGGTCTTGATGGTACTATGACCCAACAGACGGGACACAGTGAGGAGCTCAACGCCGTTTGCAATCATCCGGGTAGCGTAGGTATGTCTTAAGGAGTGAAACTTCTTATATGGTAGCTCAGCCCCTTCAAGCGCTCTCTTCCAGCTCTTGCGAAGGTTGTTGGTATCAATATAGGTTCCGGTTATTGATGGAAATACCAGGTCATTGGGTGTATATGCAGGGCCAAGTCTCAAACGTTCCTCTTTCACCAGGATGTCAAGGTTTCTCATTTCAGCCTGGAGGACTTCAGGGAGTGGTACTTCTCTGATGGAGCTGTCTGTTTTTGGTCTTGTGACCTTGTATTCATAGGTATAGGTATCTTTGTCTGAATATACCCTGACCCGCCTGATGGACTTGTTTATCTTTACAACCCCGCCTCTGATGTCCTTCTTCTCCAAGACAAGGATCTCTCCCATTCTTGCACCAGTGAGAACAGCGAACAGGATGATATACTTTATCTTTACATTGTCCATGGAGCTGATGAGCTGCTTCAGTTCTTCATCTGAGAAGGTTTCTATCTCCTCATCATCCTCGAGGATGTCCTCCTCATGCTTCTTTGGTAGCTTAAGCCCAAAGAGTGGGTTTCTGAGTATGTACCCTTCAGATAGTGCATACCTAAAGAATTTACTCAAGAGCTTGTGCAGCTGTTCAATAAAGGAAAGGGATCTCCCAGCCTCCAGGAACTCATTATAATATTTCTGTACTAGGAGCTTATTGACCTCTGCCACCTGGACCCGCCCAATCATAGAGTTGGAAACATAATTTCTATAAATACCCTCATACCTCTCAAAGGTTGAGGTCTTGTTTCCTGAATACCTCTCAATGTTCCACAGCCAATCGCTCATGGCCTTCTCAAGAGTCAATGATCCCAGATCTGGATTGATTCCGTTCTCAAGCATCTGGACATAACCCTTCTTTTTATTCTCAGCCTCTGTTTTTGAGGATCCGTAAAAGTTTTTAAAAATCTTCTTTCCCTGACTATCATACCCAACGACTAAGCGGGTCCTGTAATACTCTTTCCCGTTTATCTCTGTATTTGTTATCGGTTTACGTGCCATGCTGCACCCCCTTATGTATCAACTACTAAAACTTATCAAAATCCTCTTGAGTAGCTTCTATTACAGAATCCTTATCTGCCTTTGCTTCTCTCTCTTTGATTTCATTTGAATCAATTCTAGCCTTTATTAATCCTGATTCAATTATCTCGTAGTTGTCAATTCCCTGATTTATGTTATCCAATAGTTTTTGATAATATTGGATTTTACTAGTTATATAGTATTTATTGTTGAGTTTATCAGCAAGGTCAACAACGGATTCAATAACAGCTCCATTATTATCTTTTAAGTTAATCATCAGGTTCAAGGATCCTTTTAACTCAACATTGTCCTTATTTTGTATTATGCCTTTTAAGTCCTCTATAGAGGCTAAGGTTGTCTTTGTAAACAAGTTTGCTAATCGAGAAATTAAATATTTATCCTTTTTGACGAAATCTCCTGAGAAAATGTTGATTTCATCCTTCGCTTTTGAATGATTGTAAACCTCTTCAAAAATGTCATGTGTAAGATCTCTCATTAATCGAGTGTCGAAGTAGTAATCAGCTTTAGGAATATTATCTTCCACACCCAGCAACTCAGAAACATCAACTTCCAACGCTTTTGCTATTTTTTTTAAAGTCTCTGTATCAGGGACTCTATTGTTGTTTTCATAGTTTGAGTATGTGGATCTTTTAAGGTTTAGTAATTTTTCAGCAACATACGATTGACTCCAGCCTTTAGCTTTTCTAATAGATTTTATACGATCACCAACTTTAATGAAATCATTCAAACCCATAATATTCACCTCCTAGAATCAGTATATAAAAAAATATTCATAAACGCAACATTTTTTTAAAAAGTGCCTTGACATATTCATATACGAATCATATAATGAAAACAATAAATAAATATTCATAAATGAATCAAAAATAACAGGAGGTGAGATTTTTGAATTATTCTTTGAAATTCGAGAGAATCCGGAAAGGTTACAAGCAATACGAGCTGGCGGAGAAGGTTGGAATAACTCCCCAGTATTTGCGGATGTTGGAAAAGGGCGAGGCAAATCCCTCAAAGGCTTTGATGATGACGATTTCGAGAGAGCTTGAAGCTTCAGTCGAAGAATTATTTTTCCAGGATGAACAGGGGTCGACAAAATGAGCGAATATTTTACAATTCATGAAGTGTTAATCAAAACACAATTTGTTTATCCAACGTTGATGCTTATTTTAACTTTTAGTATTTACGAAACAGTGAGGGAGTATATGGAAGGAAGGGAGCAAAAAAAATGGAACAAAAATATCTGCTAAGCGCAGCCGAAGCCTGGAAATTTTCAGGCTTGCCAAGGGACAAAATTTATTCGTTGATTAGGTCGGGACAACTTAAGACCATAAAAGTAGGTCAGCGTCATAAAATCCACAGGTTGGAGTTGGAGAAGTTCCTTGATGAGGCAGCTGAAAAGGGAATTGCACTTTAGAATGTTTGAAGTAATCAGAGACGTCGACCAGAAAGGTCGTTTCCTCAAGGAGGGGTAGTTATGCCTAAAAATAGGGATAGACAGAGAAAAAACCGTAAAAAGTATAAGCCTAATGAATCAAGGCTGAGGTCAGTGAATGAGTTTGGAATCAAGGATCCTACACCTCAAGCAGCTGTGGCAAATATCATCAATGGGGAGGTGAAAAAACAGTTTGAAGCAGAATGAAGGTAACTATACCAAGATACCGAATCAGGTTCTTGAAGGGTTGGCACTCTCAAAGCTAAATGGTACCCAGTACAAGATAATATTCGCCATATGTAGACACACTTTTGGATTCCACAGAGAAGCTCACAAGCTTTCAATATCATTTATTAGTAAGGCCATAGATGGAGAGCCAAGGAATGTTAGAAGAGAAATAAATAACTTAATTGAGGAGAATATCCTTCAAGTAACAACGGAAGCAACTTTCAGGAGCCCAAGGATTCTAGCGATAAATGAAGATGTATATACCTGGTGTAAGAATAAGCCCCTCGGGGATACTTCACCCAGAGAGGGAGAACTCACCCCCTCTGACCGGGAGAACTCGCCCTCTATGAGAGAGGGAGAACTCACCCCCCAAGAAATAAACAAAAAAAATATTAAAGAAAAGAGCTCCTATCCTAAAAAAGAGGACGTCGATGAATACTTTAATTCAGTTTGGAATCTTTATCCTCGGAAAAAAGGAAAGGGCAAAGTAACGAAAAAGCAGAAGGAGAGGATATTTGATGAAGTACCTCTTGAAAAGATGGTTCGAATTATTGAAAGGTATAAACAAGAGGTTAAAGGGAGACCCGAGGAGTTTATTATGCACGGATCAACATTTTTCAACTCAGGATATATTGATTATTTGGAGACAGTGGGAAATCAACCTAAGGTAAAAGCAATCCCGCAACCTAAAGAGGTTAAGATTCTGGACTATGAAGAAAAAATAAGGCAGCTGCAAGAGGAAGAGGAAAGAAGATATCAGATAAGGTGATGGGTATGAACATCCAGGAATACAAACAGCATATGGGACAACAGGCGGAGCATATTATCGCCCAAGGTATGGGATTGGTAAGAGCTGGGACAAAATACAGGTGTCCAAACAAGTCAGCCCACAAGCATGGAGACCGTAACCCTTCAATGAGTTGGGATTCTGAAGCCTTGCAATTCTATTGCTTCACTTGTGGCCATAAGATTGATATATACGAGTATTACAAGGAACATGAAGGCCTCAGCCATGCAGAAATAATGGAGAAGGCAGGAGGGGTGCCAATGCCAAGACAAGAGAAGCCCAAGGCAGCTGAAAAGATAAATGTCAAGTACAAGCCTTTGATGGAGAATCAAATCAAGTACCTGAACAGCAGGGGCCTTGCAGATGACACAATAAATCATTTCAAGCTTTATGATGAAGCCGGGAATATTGGAATACCTTATATAAACAATGAAAAGGTCCTCCATGGTGTCAAAATAAAGAACATGAAAACCGGTGACAAGTATCTCTCAATCAAGGGGTCTAATTTTGGACTGTTCAACAAGCTCAACTTGACACATGACAAGCCCTTGATAATCACAGAGGGAGAATTTGACTCCATGATAATACATCAGGCAGGATTCACAAACGTTTCAAGCGTTGGATCAGGTGCCAACAGCCTGAGGAAGTTGTTTGAAAACGAAGGAGAATATCTCCAAAGCTTCAAGACTTTGATCATAGTAGCTGACAACGATGAAAAGGGGCGAGAAATGAAACAAGCCTTTTTTGAAAAGTATGGTATCAAGGTCAAGTTTCCAGATTATAAATTATTTGGAGGATTGAAGGATGTCAATGAAGTTTTCCTCAAATATGGCGAGGATAAAATTAAGCAGATAATCAACTCAGCAGCTGCAAAAATTGAAGGCTTGAGGAATTTGGACACTAATCCATATCAAGGAATTGATGAGTCAAAGGGTCGGTATATATCAACCGGACTTCCTAGAATTGACTACTGTCTAAACGATCTCATGCCTGGGACTTTAACCCTAGTAACGGGCAGGTCAAACGGTGGAAAATCCACCCTGGTCAATCAGGTAATAGCTAATGCCATAAACGACTCTCATAAAGTCTTTGTTGTCAATGGCGAGGGAATCCCAGACCTTATAATCAATAACCTATACAAGGCCGTTGTAGGCCGTGAGGAGGAATATTTCAACTGGAAGAAGGTCAACAAAAGGCGGTTCAAGGAGCCAAAAGCTGAAGTGTTGGAGGCCTTGAGAAGGTGGCACTATGGAAAGTTGACTATATTCAACAAGGGAGACTCTAATCTCAAAACTACCCAGGAGTTGCTTGAAATAGTTGAATCAGAAATCAAGACACAGAAATATAATCTCATAGTCCTTGATAACTTGATGAGCTTGATATCAATAGAGAAAGCCTCTGAGAAGTGGGAAAGACAAGCTGATTTTGTTCAAAGACTTTGTGACCTTGCAAAAAGTGAGAATATCGCCATCATCCTGGTACTTCATCCATCAAAGCAGCTACAGAAGGGGAGCTCCATGGACTTTGAGCATATATCAGGGTCATCAGATATATATAACAAAGCGGACAATATCATAGCAGTGAGGCGGAACTATGAAGAAATGGATATTGGTCAAGGTATAGATGGAGAAATCGAAATATTAAAAAATAGATATTTCCCTGAACTGAAGAAAATTCAAGTGAATTACGATAAAGAAACAGGGCTACTCCTTGAAATTGACCAGGAAACCGGTCATAGGTGGGCTTATAACTTTAAATGGAAACAATATCTGGAAGGAGTTCAGGAAGAACTGGAAATTCCGAAAGGATTCTATCCGGTAGAAGGTGTGAAGTGGTGAGGATACAAAATTAGCAGTAAACTGACATAACAAATAAAAGGAGGTATCTCGTGAAGATTAGTTACTATAAAAAATTAAAGGAGATACCAAACATGGAAAAACACAAGCTTTTAGGAATGGTAGCAACAAATCGCAACATCAATGCAGTATTTGCTACAGAGGGGCAAGGAGTCCCACCTCGTGAAATGGGATTCCCGGTCGTAGGAGTAGCCCTTGTGGAAGACATGGCAGGGCAACAATGTATCAAGATCATGTACACAGGAGACAAGGGTCTTGTCGAGTACCTGGAGCAGGACAAAGAGGAATTTATAGAACTAAGACCAGGAAACAAGGGTCTTAATATGGACAAGGCGGTATAAGAAAATCAGAAAAAAAGACAGAGAGGAGAGGGGAAAATTGAAAAAGGGTGAGTATATAGATGCATTCTAACATGAATTGAGGAGTGAAATGATTGTATGATGTAAAATTACCTAAAACACTTGATAAGCAGCTGCAGGAAGAGCTACTAAAGAAATACATCGAAACAAAAGACAAGGATATAAGGGACACCTTAATATTACACAACCTGAAGCTGGTGAAGTACATCAGTAAAAGATACCAGGTACAGAACAATCCTCTCAGAGAAGACGAGGATCTCTTTGGAGAAGGGGTTCTCGGACTGATAAACGGTATTGAGTCATATGACCCTGAGAAAGGCAGTTTCTCAAACCATGCAGCCATTCACATCAGGGCGAAAGTCGGGTCCTATATAAGGGACAAAACCAGGGGCCTGAGAATCCCGGCTCATGTATACGAGGACCTCCACAAGATAAGGACCTTCAAAAGAGACTACCTCAATGTAAATGGATATTACCCTTCAACAGAGGACATATCACAAGGTCTTAACATGGACCAGGCAAGGGTCGAGGAATACTTAAGCATCAATCAGAGTACCGCCTCATTGGATAAGAGCATATCAGAGGATGGTGAAGACATAACCCTGGGCGATACCCTCGAGGATGTTGAGTCTAAATTTGAGGATAGGGTTCTAAGCTCTGTGTTCGTGGAGGAGTTCATGCTGGATATGAAGCAGTACCTGGAGACAGAGGAGCATGAGATGATAAGGCTTTCTCTTGGGCTTGACTGTAGGGAGCACCAATTGAAGGAAGTAGCAAGGATCCTTGACTATAGCATAAAGGATGCACAGAAAGTAAAGAATCAAGCGTTCAGAAAGGTAAGAGGCTCCCAGTATGTCAGGGACCTATATAACGAAAGGCGGGAGAACAGAAAGAAGCTGCACACTGTGGTAAAAGGTTCAAGTGATCAGTTTCCATACACAGCAAGGAAATTTACTATTTATTGATACATTGAAAGAGGTGTTCGATATGAAAAATTATTAGGCGCGGCAGCTGCAAAGAGAGCTTGATGATATAACAGGTTGGTACAAATCACCAAACTATCAAACAGCAAAAGTAACGGGAGGAAGCCCTGGATCATCAGTTGAAAGGATAGTTCTTGAAAGGGAGTATAACATGGAAAAATTACAGACAAGAGGTGAATAAAAATGATGGTAAGACTGAAGGGAAAAATCGAGAAAAAAGTATTTGATGGAGAGAGAGGGGCCAACTTCCTGATTGAGATTCATGATAGGTCAAAAGTTTCCGCAAGGGTGGATAAGTCAAATCCTGTGTATGAAAAGTTGAAGGAAGGCGAAGAGGTAGACCTAATTTGCAATTTAAAGGTAAGGAAGTTGCGCAAGAACAATAACATATTTTACAACAACATCATCCATATAGCCCTAGATTACAATGACGTTGACACCAATGACAGCGATGAGTATATAACCAAGTTTAAGGAATTTCTAGGCACTCAAAAAAGTGTCATAAACCAATTAGTTGAGTCTGATCTACCAAAGGATAAAAAAGCAGAAATAATGGAGCAAATAAAAAATGGAGCAGAGCAGGCAAAAGAATCCTTATTCTGCTTGATGGACTAAGACGAGAAGGAGTTGATGGTAATGAGCGATGAGATGATAATAGGCGGGTATGCCATAGTGTTCAATCAGAAAACCCTATTATATGAGTATGATGGGCGGAAGTATTACGAGATCATAGACCCAAAAGCCTTGAGGGGAGTTGACTTGTCTGATGTGGTACTAAGATACAACCACAATGACAACGTGATGATTATGGCAGGTACCAAGAACAAGTCCCTTGAACTTACTGTTGATGGTACAGGATTAATGTTCAAAGCTAAACTTGCCAACACAACAGCAGGCAGGGATCTTTACGAGATGACTCAGTCAGGCCTTACAAATAAAATGTCATTCGCTTTTCACAGGGCTGAGGATAAGATTGACCTTGAGGGAAGGGATAGGATCGTTACAATTACGAAGTTCTCAAAGATAATTGAGATATCATGTGTTGACTTTCCAGCCTACAAAGGAACCTCATGCTATACGATAAACCCTGAGATTGAGAACTTGAAGCGACAGATCAGGGAGAAGTCAGAGCTTGAAGAGTTGAAGGGTGAGATGAGAAGGAAAGAGAAAGAAAGAAATCAGGTGGAAGTGTTAAGGCTGAGGGCTGAGATTGCAGCTAAAATTTAGTGGAGGTGTGAACATGGAAAAGAGAAATGAAACCGAGCAAGAAGAGATTAGAAGATTGAAGCAGGAGATCAAGGACAAGTCAGGTCATCAGTACAAGGTGGGAGATTATGTTGACTATGATTCCCACATGAATGGAAAGGGCAGGGGAAGGATACTCGATGTCATAGAAACAAGGGAAGGGCAGAAGCTTATTGTTGAGCCCAACAGGAAGAAGTCCGAAAGAGGCGGAGAGATTCTTGTTGATATTGAAGCGACAGAGGTAGAGAAGGTATTGAGGAAAGGCAACATACAAAAAATAACATACAGATAAGAAAGGGGCAATGAACAATGGCAAAACTATTTAACAATGACAAGGCGAGGTATTCAGAGGAACTATTGGCAGCAGTGGAAGAGGTAAAGAATTACAAGGACCAACTCATCACAAACAGGATAAAAGCCAGGAAGAGACTTGAGCAGCTGGAGAAGGAACTCGAAGAGATGAACACCCAGTATATAAGTCAGGCTACTGAGGATAATGAGGATGAGTATTTCAGTAAGCTCAAGGACAAACATACTGAGATAGCAAGTGTCAAGCAGATAGCCAACTATCAAGTGTATCCTTCACTATTAGCCAAGAAGGATCAGGTTGATTTTAATACTCTATTTACACAAGCAAAGCCAGAGTACGAGAGATACAGCGATGACCTTGAGAACGAGATCAAGGCGATTAGAGAAAAGCTTGAACAGCAGAAGAGAAAAGCGCAAGAGGAAATTGATATGCTTGAGCAGCAGAAGAGGAGTCACAAATTCTTGATCGCACAAGCTAAGCACGATGCACTACTTCAAGAAATGAGAGTTATGAGAGATAAAGAAAACAAGTAAGGGGGGAATACCCCCCACTCTCCCCAATATTTTGGGGGATTGACATACTGGGAGTGGGCCCTTCCTGCATACACACCAAGATTTTGACTTTTTGAGTTTGAAGTTTTGAGGTCAATGGAAATCGGTTGAAATCATTTTAAATAAATCCAGGTCATCAGAAGGTAGGTGATAACATCAGTAATAAATTGACAAACAAACAAGAGGCCTTTGTCCAGGAATTGATGAAAGGCAAGTCGCAAAGGGAAGCATATAAAAAAGCATACAACACCAGCAGGATGACCGATAAAACCATTGACGAAGCTTCCAGCAGGCTACTAAAGAAGAGCAAGGTGAATGCAAGGTATAACGAATTGAGAGACAAGCTTATCAAAGAAGCTGAAAAGGAATCCTTAATTGAGGCTAAGGATATCATAAAGGAGTTAACCCAAATAGCACTATCAGACATTGGAGACATCCTTACATTCAAGACTGTAAAGGTTGTTGCAGCACGTGACGAGGATGGTGAACCGGTGTTTGAGTATAGGCCAGTGATAGAGTTCAAGGACAGTTCAGAGGTCAACACAAGCCTCATATCTGAGATATCACTATCAAGCAAGGGACTCCTTAAAATCAAGATGCATGACAAAATGGCAGCCCTGGGCAAACTGTCTGAGATCCTGGGACTCAATGTCATCAACAGGGAAAAATTAAATATCAGTTGGGAAAGGCTGGAAGAGGAAAGGAAAAAGAATATGAAAAATGTTTGGTGATAGGGGGTTTCATATGGACAATATACATCCATATTTCAAAGAAGTACTAGGTGACAAGGAGTATACCACCCTACTTGATGAGTACTCAAAGAAGTATAAGCAGTTGACAGATGATGTTCCAGCTTATAAAAGTCAGATAGAAATCTTTATCAAAATAGCAAAAAAAATGACCTCTCAGAATGCTCTCTAAGGGCTTTAACAATGCTTTTAGTGCTATAGTATGGCTAAAACAGAGGGTTTGAAGGCAATAACCTAGTAAATGCGAAAGGTATCCAGTTAAGCGGGCAAGCTATAAATCTGAATACCTGGGAGAACAACTCCAGAGGAGATGATCCACTTATATTATATCATCCTTCTGGAGACAATAAAAGGAGGATGTTATAATGATGAATACAGCCATAAATATATTTAATAATACTGAGGAAATAAAGAGAGAACAACAATTGGCAAGAGAGAACCAGATCCAGAGACTGAAGACTCAAGGAATTGAACCTACAGAGGAGAACATAAAGAAATTAGCCCAGGAAGATGAAGAAATAACCAGGAGACTACTTGATGAGACTCACAGAAAAGAAACAGCTGCAAAAAAGGACAGAATACAAAGATCAGTAGGATTCAGGGTGTTCGATACCGTAGAAGAGGCGGAAAAGTATAGAGCGAAAAGAAGGGAAGTAGGGAAAAAGGTTGATCTTATTCAAAAGGTTTATGATAATTGCTATATTCATGAACTACCAATTGATGTATTGAGCAGGATCCAAGAGACAGTGAAGGAAAAAAATCAACCTCTGTCTGAGAGTTTTGAATTAATGCTCAAGTTCTACCTACTGGGCAAGGTCGATGGTAAAAGAGAAGAGAGAGCTAGAAGAAAGCAGCAGTGATGAAATGGACAACTATGAGAAATACCTCATCCAGGGACTTGAGATGTGTGACCTGGTGATAAGGCACAGAAACAAACCGGACATGGCCAAGCTCTATGATCAGGCACTGGATCAGAAAAAGGATATTAAGAAAAGGCTCGAGGAATATAGAGCGAGTGTTGAGAAGAGGAGGATTATCAAATGAATGAAAAAGAACTGGAATATCGAGAAATAGTAAATATATTGAATAACAATCAAGATTTATTTGAACTTATGATTCTTGTCAAAGAAGATGAAAATCTTATAAATGAAGCTTTAAGAACAATTAAGGCTTTAAACTCTAGTAAATCGTAAAGAGGAGGGCCTGAAAGGGTCCTTCTTGTACACTTGACTAATTAATGGATATTGAAAAAATAAGCAAGAAAGAATTGATTTTAAGCCTATGTTGGGGTATATTAAGTATGTAAGCAATACATTTTACTTTTTTAAGGAGGGAGTAAAATGAATGGTGTAAAAGAATTAGCAAAGTATTTGATTTATTCGTATGAAAATATAACTGAGTCCGGATTTAATAATGATGAAATGAAGTTGCACAAGTTGATGTATTTAGCACAAAGAGAATCTCTAGCTTTGTTCGGGGAGCCACTGTTTGATTCTAGGATAGAGGGATGGGTTCATGGACCGGTATTGACAGAACTCCGTTTCTTCTTTGACTATAATTTTAAGCCGGTTCCAGATATCGATGATTTAGATTTACCTGAAAAATCTAAATATATCATTGATAATATTATTCATCAGTACGCTAAATATGAAACCTGGAGTTTAAGAGAGCTCACCCACAGACAGAAATCATGGAAGAACAGCAGAAATGGATTAGGGAGTAATGATCCAGGGCAAGAAGAGTTAAAGATTGATGATATAGTTGAAGACGCTAAGAACATTCGACAATACGACCATGTTTTTGATATGTACATTGATGAATTTGAAGACATAGACGAAGGGTCATATCATGCGGTACTCTAGTGAGTTCGAGGGGTCTATTTGCTTAATAAGATTTAGGTACTATAACAACAAACTTTCGAAGATGGATGTTAAAGTTAGACCGTTTTTACTTGTGAAGTCTGAATGTGAGGAATTACCTTGTGACTTTACAGCACTTCCAATTTCAAAAGTTTCAAACAAGCATAATCTGGATAGTTACTATGACATTGAGATTAATAATATTGATTATCCAACTTTATCACTAAATGAATCTATATCTTATATTAGGACTCACAAAATTCAGACTGTACACTCAAACGATATTAACAAGAAGATTTGTGATGATATAAGAGATGAATATCCAGATCTTGTTCTGAGCATAAAACAACGGTTAAATGATTTTGTTAGTGGAATTTTTTAGGGCCTGAAAGGGTCCTTCTTTTTATGTCTTAAAAACAAGCCCTCAGAATCCGATTTAAGGCTTTTTAATTATCTAGGCATGGTCTAGGTAGGGTTAAGGGGTTAGGCGGTCTAAAACCATGGGTTTTTATTGACACAATGGGGTAGAATGAAGATAGGGCAGCAGTACAGAAAAAAATAATTGAATGGATGCATTGAAAACGCTTTGTTTGAGGTATCAAAAATTAGCCACTTTTTAGCCACCTTGCCGAAGTTTATACCCGAATATTGTGGAATGGACTAGCAAAGGAAGTGTTTAAATAAAGCCATTTTAGTATATAACCGAAAAAATCAGAAATGCGAAAAACGTTCCAGTTGGTCGGGGGTTCGAATCCCTCTGGGCGTACCAAATAGAAACATTTAGGGCGTATCTTTTTGT